ACTTACGAGGTGGTAGAAAATTACCGCACTGATAAAAAAGATGCTAAAAATTACCGCACTGAAAATTACCGCACCTCACATGACTATAAGTCACCTAGTAGTATGACTAATAAGTCATTAGTACCTAATAGTCTAGATAGTAATAAATTAAAAGATTCTGAATCCAAAAGGATTCTAATGAAAGAGATACGAGTACCTATGAGAGAATATCAAGATGATGGAGATAATCTGGCAGGCTTTGGGTTGGTCGAACCAAAAGATGCTTCGCAGCCTAAGATCAGAAAATCCGATCCTAAGACTAGGGGACGACGACCAGAACATGAGTGGACCCCAATGGATGTCGCTGCAGAGTTTTCTTATCGTGTCGGTAGGAAGTACCCCCTACTCCCTGGAACAGTTAGCGTCAAACAACTTAGCGGAGCCCTTGCCAAGTTTAGAAAGCAATATGACACCAACGCTCTAATTGAGTTAGAGTTGCTTCGACTCTTTATGGCAGATGAGCGAAACTTTCAAAACATTGGTGATGAAGCCCCAATGCTGTATAAGATGTTCCTTGCTTCTTTTGGCAAGAAGATGAACCAAGCCAGAGAAAATCTTGGTTTAAATAAAATTAACGCCCCAATTGATACAGCAGTTAAGATGGGGACGTTACAAGCAAGCGATGGACGTACTTTCCAGAATTCACTTTCTGGTAGAGCACAACTAGCAAGATACGAAAAACGACTAAAGGAGAATGTAAATGGCTAAAAAGGTAGTAAAAACATTTAGTGCAAATCTAAATAAAAATCTTGAAAAGGGTGGCGCATGGATGGCTATCATCAGTGTAACAACTGAAGGTATCGATGGCACAGAAACCTTGAACACCGCTGCATGGTCTAATGCATCAGCAGGCAAGCGCTGGGTCAAAAGCCAAGTGCAAGCACTTACACCACGCAAGAGCGTGAAGATGATTGCAGGCGAAGGCAAAGACGCTAAAGGAAAGCCAACATCATTTGTTGGTGTTGTAACTTTTAAATCGGAGTAACTTTGTTTAGGGACGGTGCAAAAATTGAAGAGTTACAAGAACCTATAAGTCTTACTGTTAAGACTAAATGTCCAAGTAAATGGCGTCTTATAGATATAGAAAACGGCCGTGTGTTCATAGGTGATTCCGCTGGCACCTGGATAGAGATGGTTGAAGTTAAATAATGCTCGAGTTCAGTTTCTTTTGCCCTTCTTGTAAAGACAAGACACAAGGCATAGCAGTTGAACGAGGTAGCATGAATATGGATTTAAGGTGTTACTCTTGTAATACCGATTGGGAAAAGGTCATAGTAGATAGAGGGTCAGATGAATAACAGATTAATTTATCCAACCAATAATAGAGCGCTCAGATTTTTTGGCGATGTAATGATAATGGTTGGTTCCTGGATCCTAAATGTAGGCATGCGGTATGGCGGTATGTATGAGTATAAGTTTGAAGACGACGATGTATGACATCAATCAACTCTCAGCCTTAAAGAAGCACTGGCTACTTCGTAACTCAAATATCCCACGTCGCTTCCTCGGCCTTGAGCCACAAGACCTTGTGGACAGAGCGGGATCCTTTCCTGACGAGGTGAGTACGTGGATTGATGACTGCGTGAGTGGTCAGGTCATAAAGCAGATTGGTCACATCGGAGTTAACGGAGTTGGTCTTCTATTTGATGGTGGACCTGGAATTGGTAAGACGACCCACGCAGTAGTTGCTGCTATGGAGTTTGTTCGCCGCCTTCCTGATACCGATGCTGATGCTGCAAGAGTATTGGGCATGAGTGCATCTGACTTTGGTCTTGGCGCTAGGCCCGTGTACTACATGACTTATCCTGAATTCTTATCTAGAAAGAAAGCAACCTTTGATTCAGACTTTGAGGATAAGAAGCAATCTGTCTATGAGATAGATGGCTTTCATGGCAGATCTAAATTTGATTGGTTAAATGTAAGAATTCTTGTGATCGATGACTTAGGAAAAGAATACGGTTCTAAGTACGATGACACCTCATTTGATGAGATACTACGTCTTAGATACGACAAGGCTCTGCCAACAATTATTACAACCAACGTGAGGTTAGAGAATTGGGAAGCAGAGTATAGGGAAGCGATGGCAAGTTTTGCTCACGAAGCCTTTATTCGAGTCCCAATAGTCGGTGCAGATTTAAGAGCAGCACAATGAAAGGGATGAGCATGGAAAGTCCTTGGCGGACAGTTCAACTGTTTATCTCGTCTCAGGCTGCGGGAGTGTTTGAAGTTGAGGTTGATACTGGAACAAAAAGAGTCAGGTGTAGTTGTCCTGTTTGGAAAAAGAGTTTAAAGTGCAAGCACGTTTCTTTTGTTAACAATAAGATGAGAATGAACAATGGACACTATTCGATCCTTGTGCCAGAAGAAATCCCTGAAGAGTTAGCCGCACAAGCCAACTCTGACCCAAAGACATTTCGTGATTTTGTAGTTAGGTATGCTAAAGTCGAGGTACTATGAAAAATGGAGACATATCAAACGTCTCCTCTCCGCAAGTCATTTGTGTAACAGATGTAGTAATTCCTTTAGTAGAAGAAGTTACTAAGAAATTATTAGTTACAAAAGTTGGCTTAAAGTTAGGGGAAATAAATCTTCAGGGTGCTAACAAACTCTGGTTGTTATCAAACAATTATGGTATCTCTTTAGAGTTAGCAGGTTATGCTGATCAAGGGTGGACCAAAGAGTTACTTGAAAAAGCCTTTGAAAAGTTAGAAAGAGAAGTAGTCAATCCATTTAACTATTGGAACCTCTACGAGGACCCAGGTGAGTTAGTTAGAAAACTTCCTTACCGTGCTAATCTTCGTGGCGTGGTAGATGTTCAATGGAGAGTAGCAAGATACGGATCAGCAGGAATAGAACTAGATAACTTGTAAGAGGGGGCACTAAATGGCATCTGACAACGAACATCGTTTAGTCAGTAAGGTCATCCGTGATCGAGACATCGTTCCAGCACTACAGCGTGGTGTTAATGAGTCTTGGTTTTTAGATGACGACAACCGTAAAGCATGGTCATTTGTTCGTAAACACTATGGTGAGTACAGCGAAGTTCCTACTGCCGTAACAGTCAAAGATCATTATCCCAATTACAAAGTTTTGGATGTTCAAGACAATCTTGAGTACCTCTTGGATACCATGGTTGACTTTCGTCGCAGATTACTTACTCGACAAGGACTTGAAACTGCAGTTGAACAATTACAGGATAATAATCACGATGCCGCTCTCCTTGCGATGGAAGCAACTATTACCAAGGTTAATGAACAAGGCATTCTTGGCACACATGAAATAGATTTAACTAAAAATACAGAACAACGTTACAAAGAATATCAAGCCCTACAGAACGAAGAGTTCTTAGGTATTCCTACTGGTTTTTCAAAGATAGATGAAGCAACGGCAGGTTTACAAGGCGGTCAATTAATAACAATAATTGCTCCACCAAAAACTGGTAAGTCGCAGATTGCATTAAAGATGGCTGTCAATGTTCATATGCAGGGATTTATTCCAATGTTTCAATCTTTTGAAATGAACAACCATGAACAACAACAAAGACACGATGCAATGAGAGCAAATATTTCTCATGGCAGATTACGTCGTGGAAAACTATTACCAGCAGAAGAAGATAGGTATATAGATATTTTAAATAAAATGGAAACCGAACCATCTTTTCATTTAATTGATGCTGTAAATGGAATTACGGTCTCAGCCTTAGCAGCAAAGATTGAGCAAACAAAACCAGACATAGTATTTGTAGACGGTGTTTATTTAATGTTGGATGAAGTAAGTGGAGAAATGAATACACCACAAGCAATAACAAATGTTACTCGATCGTTAAAACGGTTAGCCCAAAGAGTAAACAAACCAATCATCATTACAACACAAACCTTGTTATGGAAAATGCGTGCTGGAAAGGTTACTGCCGACTCAATTGGTTACTCATCTTCTTTCTTTCAAGACTCTGATGTTATTTTAGGATTAGAGCCAGTTGAAGAAGATGAAGATATTAGATTATTAAAAATTGTTGCCAGCCGTAACTGTGGTCCTAGTGAAACTGCTTTAACTTGGCGTTGGGAAACAGGTTGCTTTCATGACGAAGAACAAATGATGAAATGCAAATTTTGTTCTGATTGGGGCCGTGTGTGATTGATGTAGAAAAAATTCTTTTATTTTTAGAGGTACCTCTTCACGCACAAAGAGGTTCTGAAGTTAATGGTTTATGCCCAATGCATAAACAAAGAACAGGTAAAGATGATCACAGGCCTTCTTGGTGGATAAACACGGAGACAGGCGCCCATATTTGTTTTTCCTGTGGGTATAAAGGAAACATCTATACTTTAATTTCAGATGTAAAAGGTATTGATTACCATGATGCACGAGATTACATCGACGACACAGCAGAAGTTCCTATTGATTCTTTAATGAAAAGAATTAAAGAGTTACCACAGTATGTTGTTGCTGAAGAAACCATACCAATGTCTGAGGCTAGATTAGCGGTCTACGGAGAACCGCCCGACATAGAACTAAAGAAAAGATTTTTAACACGAGAAGCCGTAAATAAATATGAAGTTTTATGGGACGAAACAAATGAAGCCTGGATATTACCCATTCGTGATCCTGAAACTTTTTCACTATTAGGTTGGCAAGAAAAAGGTGCTAGAGGAAGATTTTTTAAAAATCAACCTGCTGGAGTTAAAAAATCTAAAACTGTTTTTGGAGTTCAACATTTAAACGAGGAACAATTAATAGTGGTTGAATCCCCTTTAGATGTGGTGAGGTTAGAGTCTGTTGGAATTTGTGGATCCATATCAATTTATGGCGCAATGATGAGTGAAGAGCAAGCAAAGATAATTCGTAGAGCAAAAAGAGTAATAGCAGCATTTGATAATGATCCTGCTGGAAAAAAAGCATGTGAACAAATACGAGACTATGCTCGTAAATATGGTTTTGATTTATTGTTTTTTAATTACAAAGGTATTGATGTAAAAGATGTAGGAGACATGACTCCGTCAGAAATATCGCTGGGATTAGAAACTGCAAAACACATGTTGCATGGAAAAGCCGCTTACCTATAATGGACTTAAGAGATAAAGACCAACCTTTACATGTGTGTGTTTGTGGTTCTACTTTGTGGAATGTAAAAGCAATGTTTGAAGATGGAGAAATATCTTTATACATGTTAGATATGGAGTGCGCCTTGTGCGGCAGTTTAGCAACTGCTCCAACGCCAATAGACAATGTTTAAAGGAACTTTAAAACCGTATCAACCCGAAGCAGTAGATAAAATGGTGAACCGTAAACGAATGCTTGTTGCATATGAAATGGGTCTTGGAAAAACCTGTATGACTATTGCAGCACTTGAGAAATTAAAAGAAAACGGAGAGTTAACTAAACCTGTTTTAATAATTGCTTTATCTAGTTTAAAGTATCAATGGGAAAAAGAAATAAATAAATTTTCCGATGCAAGAACCGTAGTTATAGATGGCTCTAGAAGCACTCGGTGGATTCGTTGGGATAGAGAACTTAGTGGAGTAAGATCTTCAGATTACATTATCTGTAATTACGAAACAGTTGTTAATGATTGGGATTGTATAAAAGACGAAGACTGGGGAGCAATAGTGTGTGATGAGGCTACAGCAATAAAGGGTTTTAGATCTAAACGTTCAAAGGCTGTAAAAAAGTTATCTGCAAATGTACCTATTAGATTTGCT